CACGATTAACATTGATAACGTTACAAACGACCTGTTAAAGGAAGCGCAAGGCATCCAGCAAGAGGAGCTTGCTGAAGGTGAGGCTGAGTTAGCGGCAGGATACACAGAAGGCGGCGTTGGCGATTACTATTTTGGCGACGCAACGAACTATAACGTCGAGGTTGATCCGGTTACCGGAGAAGAGATTCCAACGATTCAGATTGATATTGCTGGAGGAACAACGTTACCAGTAGCAATTGAAGACCTTGGCAAGTATAACCTTAAGCTAATTGGCGATCCAGAGTCAGGCACAGCCAAAGTTGTTCGGGATGATTACAAACCAAGAGTCTTGACTTTTGACGCAGGTGAAGCGCCCGAAACAACAACCCCTGCAGTCGAAGGTATCTCAGAAGAAGAGATGGCAGAGATTGACGCTCAGGTAGAACAACTTAAAACGCTAGAAGAAACAACCGACTTTGGCGAATTGGCATCCCTGTCAGGGACGCAAGTAGAAATTGATCCAGAGACAAGCGAAGTCAAGTCTGCTGTCACAGATAGAAACACAATTCTTGAAGTAATCAGAACTGTCGGCCAAGGCGTCAACATTGACGCATTACCCGGGTCGATTTCAGTTGACGAGACTGGCCGGATCATGACTGACGCAAGAGGCGCAGGCTTCCTAAGAGCGATTACAGGCAGAGACCCATTTACTGGCGAAAAAATTGACCTTACTCAGTACGAGAGAACATACGATCCAAATACTGGCAACTTCACCATCAAGGGCCCTGACGTTGATGTCACCTATGATCCTCGTGAGCTGACCGATACCGGCACATTATATGGCCAGCCAAGGCCAGACACTGTAACAATCACTTTAGATGATTTCCAAAAAATGTTCGGCCCCACGCCCGATAGCGTTAGGGTCACCGCAAGAGCAAGGTTTGAGTCCGATCCACAAATTGATCGGGAGCCGACCGAGGAAGAGATCGAGAAGATCGTAGAACGTGCAAATGAACTTATTCGCGAAGGCCGAGATGTTCGTGATGTTGTTGGTGAAGCAACCCGTGAAGCGGCAGTTGCCGCAGGAGGAACCGGCGGGGAGCCGGATGAGGCTGAAGGAGCCGCAGAAGATGAAACTTCAGGCGGCACAGCATCGGGTGGTGGTGGACGCGGTGGCGGCATGTCGTTTAGTCCAGAGGGTAGGGTTACATTCCCAACACAGCAAGGCGATGCAGATGTTACCTCGCCTCCGAGCGATGCCACTACGCCCCCGAGCGACGCCACCACGCCTCCGAGCGATGTTGGAACACCAATGCCCGAGATTGACTTGCCGGTGGCTGACGTTGATCCTGACAATTTGGCGAGAATTGCGGCTCGACGCGGATATTTATCACAGAGCGATATCTCTAAAGCACAAAGAGCAGGCGTGCCCGAATCACAGCTTAGGGATCTATTCAATAGATACCTTATTCGCCTACGCGGCGATGAAGGGGAGGATGAGGGTGACGAAGATAAGTTTGGCCTTGGGCCTAGCTTTAGTGAAGGCACCTTTGGAGTGGGCGGCGGACCTATTGTTCCGGTGCCCGGCGCAGGAGAGGGGTTAATTGGCGATGACGGAGGCCTCTTTGGCCCTGATGGCGGCGATGACATATTCGACTTTACCGGAGGCGGCGAAGGCGAAGGCGAAGGCACCGGCCCCGGAGGTGGTGAAGGCACAGGCGAAGGCGAGGCTGGAACAGGCGGAGACGGTGAAGGAGCTGGAGGCGAGGGCACTGGAGCAGGCACTGGAGAAGGCGATGGCGAGGGCACGGGAACAGGCCCTGTTACTGGACCGGGTGCTGGAACGGGTGGAGGAGATTCAGACGAACCTGATGATGATGATGATTTTCCAACGGTCCTTGGCGAAGGTCCATATGGTGGACGAATATTAAACTTCCCGATTGGCGATCCGTACATACCGTTCGATGACTTTGAATATCGTGAACCTGCAATTACATCGCCTTATGATTTTTACAGGGACTTTGGTCGCTTTATTACTTCAGAACCTCTGGCGCAACAACTGGCAGTCCCAAGCCGGGATCCTGTCACAGGAGCTCTTATACCATCAATATATGCACCTGCATATCTTGGGGTTGGGGATACCGTGAGCGGAGGAAATACAATGACGCCTTCAGGTATTGCGGCCTTGAGTACACTGTTCGGGGTACAATCAGAATGATATCTAGATCATCAATGGGTAAACAGTTAACAGGAAACCGCATGAAAGGCAAGGTGTGTAGTCCATCAGGGCGATTCCAGTCAACCGGTACGGATCAGGGTGACTTGGAAACAATACGAAAAGCCAAAAACATTGATGACGGTGGCGTCACTGCCATGAAAAAAGGTGGGCGCACAAAAAAGAAAAACAAGATTTGTCCGGAAGGCATCGCTTGGGCGAAGCGAACTTTTGATAAGTATCCAAGTGCATACGCAAACCTTGCCGCATCAAAGTATTGCAAGGACCCCAACTACGCAAAGAAAGCCAAAGGCGGTAAGCGAAAGGGCAAGTAATGGGTGAGCTAAAGAAGTGGGTCAAAGAAAAATGGGTGCGAATTGACAGTGAAGGCAATATCGCTGGCCCATGCGGGACATCCAAAAACAAGAAGAACCCCGATCGGTGCCTACCTCTTGCGAAAGCGCGTTCACTCTCGAAGGCCGAGCGAAAAGCAACCGCCCGAAAAAAGAAACGCGAAGGATCAAAAGGCAAGCAATTTGTGGCCAACACACCAAAGGCAAAAGTAAGTCGTGCAAAAACCGGTGGACGCTGTATGCGTGATGGTATCGCACTAAAAGGAAAGACAAGGGCATAGCATGGCTGTAGTAACACCTGACCTACCAGAGTTGTTTGAAGAGGCGTTTGAACGTGCTGGGCTTGAAATGCGCTCAGGGTATGACCTAAAGACGGCCCGAAGAAGCCTGAACATCTTAACCCTAGAATGGCAAAACCGTGGACTAAACCTGTTCACGATCGAGCCCGGAACAATCGCATTGTCTTCCGGCACAGGAACATACACGTTACCAACAGACACTATTGATATAATCGAGATGAGCCTGAGAACAGGGACGGGCATCAATCAAATTGATACCAACGTGGAGCGGATCAGTGTCTCGACATATTCTCAGCAATCGAGCAAGAACACACAGGGCCGTCCGACACAAGCGTTCGTCCGCAGGCTTGCGACCGAAACAACAGTCACCCTCTGGCCAGTCCCAGACTCCACAGACTCATATACCCTTGCCTACTACAGACTGAAGGGTATCGATGGTCTTGCGTCAGGAATCACAGGATCAGCGGCAGTGCCTCCTCGGTTTGTTCCGGCATTGGTGTCAGGCCTTGCTTACTACATTGCGATGAAGAAGCCCGAAGTTGCACAGCGTGTCGGGGCACTCAAGCAGGAGTATGAGTTCCAGTTTGAATTGGCGGCAGGCGAAGACCGAGACAGCTCGTCTATTCGATTTGTGCCACACGACACCTTCTATGGCGGAGGAATGTAATGGGTAATTACGCAAAAGCTAAATATGCCTTTGGTTTCTGCGATAAGACCGGCTTTCGCTATCCACTTAAAAACCTTGTGTCAGAGTACAAGAACGGTGTAAAGACTGGTCTCAAGGTTGGTAACGATGTGGTTGATCCAGATCATCCGCAAAATTTTTTAGGGCGTTTCCGCATCAATGATCCGCAATCACTGCGTGATCCAAGGCCGGATCGCTTTACCGAGTCTGTGACATTCAAATATCCAGCGCTGGATGCCACGACGTTAGAGCCATTTGGTCCGCCCAACGGGCTTGATATTCAATTAGGAACAGTAACTGTAGTAACTTGAGGTGATGTATGAAAAAGGCAAAAGGCTACGCCAAGGGCGGAGCAACCAAGAAGACCAAGGCAATGGCCACAGGCGGCAAGATGCCCATGAAGAAGGATCCGGAAACAGGCAGAATGGTGCCTGCGTTCGCGATGGACGGCAAGGGATCAAGGGACATCAAGAAGGCCAAGAAGGGCGGCAAGATGACCAAAGGCTACGCGAAAGGCGGAAAGATG